TTTTTGAATTTCAGCGGCCCACGCCAAAAGGGGATGGAGTTACACCACACCGAGGATGGGCGATTGGTTGAAGTGCCACAGGAACAAAACCGAAAGTTGGGCGGCGGCGTCACCATCAAACGTGACGACGGTACACCACCCAACGCCGACATCGGAGGTTTTTGGGTCCAGTTGCCACGGACCGAGGTGTTGCCCCACATGATCAACGGACAAAACCAAGTGGCGTTCAACGTGGTCATCCAACTCGACGACAACAACAAACCCACGGGTTCGGTCGTGGTCCACAATCCCAAAGGCGGTTTCACCATCCAAGGGATGTGAGGTCAAGTCATGCCCCAATCCATCAACAACGCGTCGATGGTGTCGGCAGGGTTCCGAACTTCGAAGCCATCAACAACGGCGGTTCCTTGACAACCCCCACACGTTGACAGTCGGCCCCCGCTTAAACGGGGCCGACGACACAATCATCCAACAGTTCCGAACGGGCGCGTGGTGTATCCAAACGCGAACGTGAGTTGTACCCCAACCCGTCAACAACCCGTCAATCGGGGTGTAAATGTTCGGATTTTTGTGTGTGCCAACGTTCAATTGGAAACCGCCTCAACGACCTTGGGTCACGCCCAAGTCCAAATCCGACGCGAACTCATCGCGGGGTCGGTCATCCCACGCATACGAACCGAGGTACAAAACACGAAGGTGGCAACGCATCCGTGAAATCGCGTTGTCCAAATCCCCATTGTGTGTTCATTGTCGCGACGTTGGGCGGGTCACCCCCGCCCGCGTCGTTGACCACATCACCCCAGTCCGTCGCGGTGGGTCCTTTTGGTCCCTCGAAAACCTCCAAACATTGTGTGACGCATGCCACAACCACAAAAGCGGGCGCGAATCACACGGTTTGGAACGCGTCAAGGGGGGAAGGGGTGTCCAAATCAATGTGGCCGATCAACAGAAGACCATCGGGTCCAGCCGCGTAAACCGCCGCGAAACTTTGGAGGGGGGGTCATGAGGGTGTGGGAATGGTTTTTTGACGGCGAAACCACGGTTTCGGACCCCATCGAGGTCGAGTACAGTTTCGACCACGGCGAACCCGAGGTGAGGTACTACAACGACGGGTCAGGACAACCCGCAACACCACCATCGGTGGACATTGTGCGGTTCCGTTTCAAGGGGGTGGACATCACCAACCTCATGTGGGAGTTGGTGTCCTCCAAAGTGATTGACGAATTGGAAATGGAAATCATCGACCATGAGGAAACGGGCGGTGGTTTTGACATCGAGGATTTTTTTGACTGAATGGGACGCCCACCAAAATCAAAGGCATTGAAAGCCATACAAGGAACCACACGGCCCGACCGCGACATCATGCCGCGCCAATCGACCGTGGACCGAAGTGAGTTTCCCGAACCCGTGTTGGAACTCAACCCAACGGCGCGGACGTTTTACGACCTCACCATTGACCACCTCAACGACGCGTCGGTGTTGTATCCCGTGGACGCCATGTTGTTGTCGGTGTTGGCCAAAAACCTTGACATCATGGTCGAGGCGGCCAACCAAATCAATGGCCTCGACGATGTGGTCCAAGAATTCGAAAGCGGGGCCACCAACATCACGGGCATGTTCACCGCCTTTGAACGCGCCACCAAAAACGTGTTGACGTTGTCGTCCAAACTGGGGTTGTCGCCCGCGGACCGCGAAAAACTCATGTCGTTCGCCGCATCGCGTAACGAAAAGGCCGACCCATACGAAACCCTCAAACACGCCGCGATGGGATGACGCCGTGGAACCAGTACGCCCACGACGTGGTTGATGGAACCATCGTCGCGTCCAAGTGGGTCCGCCTTGCATGCCAACGCCACCTCAATGATTTGGTGGATGGGCATGAACGCGGGTTGTGGTTTGATGAGGTTGACGCCAACCGTTTCATCCAGTTTTTCGAACAGTTTTTGAGCCACACCAAAGGCCGTTGGGCGGGACAACCGTTTCACCTTTTGCCGTGGCAACAATTCACCATCGCGTCCATTTTCGGTTGGAAATGGGACGACGGATCGCGGCGGTTTTCGACCCTGTATTGTCAGGTCGGACGCAAAAACGGGAAAACCCAATTGTTGGCGGGGATTGGTTTGGCCATGTTGGATTTCGACAACGAACCCGCCGCCTCCGTTGTGTTCGCGGCCACCAAAAGGGACCAAGCCAAAATCGCCCATGACGAGGCCACCCGAATGGTCAAGGCGTCGCCCGCGCTCAAAAAGCGGGTGACCGTACTTCGAAACAACCTCACGGTCAAATCCACGCATTCAACCGCCGAACCGTTGTCGTCGGATGCCAAGTCCGCCGACGGTTTGTCCGTGTCGTGTGCGGTCCTCGACGAGTTCCACGCACATAAGGACGCCGATTTGTTGAACGTGTTGAAGTCCGCAACAGGCGCACGAACCAACCCCCTCATCGCCATCATCACCACCGCAGGGTTCAACATCAACGGACCGTGTTTCAACATGATGAAATCATCGTGTGAGGTGTTGGAGGGAATCAAAACGGATGATTCGTTGTTCGCGTTGGTGTACACCCTCGACGACGAGGACGATTTCACCGACCCCGACGTGTGGATCAAGGCCAACCCGTCATTGGACGTGTCCATCCCCCAATCGTATTTGGCCAAGGAACTCCAACAGGCCCGCAACTACGGGGGGTCCATGTTGGTCAATTTCAGGACCAAACACATGAACGAATGGGTGTCGTCATCGGCGACATGGATTCCCGACGACATCGTCATGTTGGGTGACACCGACATCGAACCCGACCCCCAACAACCGTGTTGGGGTGGGCTTGACCTCGCCTCCGTTGGCGACATCACCGCGTTGAATTTGGTGTGGCCCCACGAAGGTGGATACATCACACGGTCATGGTTTTGGTTGCCCGCGGACACGGTTGAAAAACGCATCCAGTCCACGGGGTCGCACATGTACGACCAATTCCAAAACCTCGACAACGTGTTCATCACCGATGGCAACGTCACGGACTACGATTCAATCCGACGGTTTGTCACGGGTTACCACGTCGAGGACGGGCGCGTCAAGTACGACGCCCAGTCCCTCGCCACACGGTACAACATCCAGTCCATCGCGTTTGACCGCTTCAACTCATCTCAATGTGTGTTGAACCTGTCATCGGACGGGATGTCAATGGCCCCATTTGGCCAAGGGTTTGTCAGCATGTCAGCACCCACCAAGGAATTGGAACGCCTCATGAGTGAGGGCCGAATACATCACGGAGGTTGTCCCGTCCTCCGATGGATGTTCGGGAACGTCGTGTTGAGGATGGACCCATCATCCAATTTGAAACCCGACAAAGAAAAAAGCGGCGACAAAATCGACGGCGTCGTGGCCTTGGTCATGGCCATCGGTCAAGCCATGACGGAACAATCAACCCCCCAAAACACCATCCCCGACAACTACATCATCCGAACATTGTGAGCATCCCACCCAAAGACCCCAAACAACTCATCCGCCTTTTGGATTTGGCCCCGAAACTGTCAACCCGTGACGGGTTCGTGGACGAATACTTTGTCCGCCTCAAACACCACGAAACACGCGCCAACGCGTATTGGTCGGTCGAACACGACCACATGTCCATTTTCGGGCGCACACGGTACAACGGCCATGAGGTTTTCGCCTCGGTTTTGAGCCGTTGGAACAACAAACGACGGTCCGACCTTTAATCGTCCAACCTCGATTTCACATTGGTGTAAATGGCGGTCCAATTTGGAATGTCACCCAAGTTGAGAAACAGTTTTTTCCGTTCCGTTGTCATTTTGGCGACCTCAAAATTGGGCGAATCACCCTCGATTTGGACGTACGTTTCATTCATGACCAACGCCCCAAACGCATTGTTGGCGCGGTATTTCATGATGTAGGTTCGGCCCATGATGCGGTCCAACTCATTGGCGTGGACCGTTTCAAGTGAATCCAACACGGCATTCCACAAATCCTTTTCCGATTGTGGAGTTGTACTCCAACCGTTGAACATGTCCCGACGGTATTGGATGTTTTCACCCAAGGTGAATTCCTTTTGTAGGTCGAGGGAAACGAATTCGTACGATGACGGGTCGTTCAACATGGTGTTCAACGTGGCGTCGATGGTTTCGCGGATCAATTCGTCATCCGTTTTTGGGGCCTCGACAACCTCGGGTTCAACATTGTTTGCGGTGTCATTGGTTGCCCCACCGCAGGACATGAAAGCCAAACAAATGGCGGGGATGATGTACGTGTGTTTCATTTGTTGTTCAGTTGCCCCAAACATGGTTGGCCGCGGCATTCAAGCCGTCCACCACGTGAGCCACATGTTTTGGTTTTGCGGTGATGGTGAAATACCCATCCTCCGTTGCGATGTACATGGATTTCCCGACAAATGGCGCGGTGATGCGCGCATCCACATTCGGAGTGGTCCACGTTGCTTCGTCCTTATTTTTGTTCGTCACGTACACCAATGCCTCATTGAGGTCGTCGCAAAATTCCTTGACGTCGGTTTTACTTGAAAACCCGATGCCCTCAATATCAACGATGTGTTGGTATTCGCGGTTTTGGAATGTGCAGTACACCGTTTTCGTCGATCCCAGTTCGGAACACGTCAATGGCCACGCGTCAAATTCTTTGGTGATTGAATCTTGACCAAAGCAAGAGGACGCAACAATCAACGACATGAACGCCGTGATGAAATGAAATTTGGTCATGGTCACATGAGGCCCAACGCGGCCATTTCTTGGTTGTCCATTCCCACACGCGCCGCGACGCCTCGGTTGTATTCCTTGATGGCCCCATTGAGCGTGAACAAACGAAAGAGGGTCCACACGCCAAGCCCACCAAATGTGATGTAGTACAGAATTTGAAGACCGATTTTTCCCATTGATCCGTATGACCAACCAAGGAAAAGGAAAAGCAACCACGTTGTCGTTTTGTTACAAGCGTCGTTTTGGTATGCCAGCATTTTTGAAGTGTCCATCGTTCAGCGTTTTTTGTTTTTGTCCATGCAGTATTCCAACTCGGTCATGTATTTGTTCATGTCCGATGGTTTCATTGATTTCAAGTAGTTGAGGCGGTGCGTTTCAGCGCGGCGGCATGAAGGCATGTCAACAGTTGATTCCGTCCCAAAACACAATGCCATGTTGTGCATGTAAAGGCCGTAACTCACGGCGGATTGGGTTTTAAGGTATTCGGCTTGGTGCTTGTCGGACTCCGAACATGGGTCCAATGCAAGTGTGGAAAGCATCCCCACACAAAAAAGTGTCAAAACGATTTTCATTTGATTTGGTTTTCGTCGGCAATTAAGTAAAAAAAAGGCCAAAACCCAACGGGTTGAAGAACTTGACGACGTCAACGCCCCCGCGTATTTGGTGAGGGAATTTCGCCCCAATGCGATTTTCCCTCGAATTCGATTTGTTGTCGCGGTTCCGCCGTAACAAAGGCAAAGACACCACCGAACAACGCCACAACGTACCGCACCCACCACAATCCCCATTCATGGGTGTGTTTGGTCGGAACACCAAATCGGGCGTGGGCATCACCGAGGATGGCGCGTTGTCATTG